TTAACGACGTGCAGCCCGGTCATGACTCTGCTTCCAGACGTCGTACGCATTGGCCTTGCCCCCAGATTCTCCGAGGGGGTGAATGGTCACGTGGTCAGGGTATATGTCAATGGGGCCGATCTCGACGCCTGCGTCCTTGGCCGCTTTCAGGACGCGCTTGATCTCCGGCGAGGACAGAAGCTTGGTCACCGTCCCTCCCTCCAAAGCATTGCGGGTTGAAGCGGGTCGATCCGGTGCTTGCCGCGCGCCATAGGATGCGTCGGAGCGCCGCTGCCGGTCTTTCCCCAGCACCACAGGTCGGGCCAAGGCTCTTCGTTCGACTGGATTTCCTCGATCACCTGTTCGACGCAATCAAAGTCTATGTCGCGCGCGATGTTGCCCCAGCAGACGAATACCTGGTCGGCGGCCTTGGCGGTTTCGGCAACATGGCTGAAATTGGCGTGAAGCGCGTCACGGTCATACCATTCTCCGCCCCATATCGCCGCCACTCGGGCCTTGCATACGCGCGGGTCGGGCGAGCAGAACGGAAACACGTTCACCGCGTCATATCCGCCGAACCCATAATGCTGAAACCAGCGGTTCCACCATTTCGAGGTCGGGTCATCCTTGAGGGCGTCGGCATCGGACGGGTTGCAGCCGATCACACAGGCGCGCGGTCCCGGCCCCCAGCGGCGGGAGAGCGTCAACCGAACGCCGGGGCGCAGGAATGTCGCATCCCTCTGCAAGACCGGATCGCCGAGAAGGTCGAGGGCTTCAGCCATCTATTCCTCCATCACCCCAGCCCGAAGGTCATCGGCAAGAATGCGATAGATCCGGGCGGCGGACCTGTTTCCCGCGCGATTTGCACGGCTGGCGCGGTCATCGAGTGCAGCGGGCAGGTTCAGCGCGGCAACGATCGCCCTCGCCGCTTCATCGGTCGAAGCATCAGCGAAGTGTTGATCGGCTTTCAGGATTTGCTTGCCAGATGCGCGGTAGGCCTCAGGCATAGACCGTCCCCTGCCCGTCGCATTTCGGGCACTCGATTTCTTTGTCGCCCTTCTCGATCCGGCCCCAGCCGTTGCACTTGGGGCAGTCCCGCGACGACGCCTTGCAATCCCGCTTCCGGCAGGCGTTCGCATCTTCGTCAGTCACAGCGCCGCATTTGCTGCACCATGTATATTCGTCGTCGCTGGACAGATGATCGTTACCGCGCGCGACTTCCAAGCGAATGTCATCATGGTCGAGCAGGTCGGCGAGCAGCCAAATGACGGCCCCGGCTTGCTTGGGCGACAGTTTCGGCGCCGGCCACGATACACCCTCGTCATCGCGCCCGCGCATCACCTCGTAGTAATGCTCCATCCGCGAACGATAATATTCGCCGGTCCAGCGGTCGGGCTTGACCCGGAGCATTTGCAGGCCGTGCCAAAACGTCTGCGCATCTTCCGGCGTGATGGTTTCGCCATCGGCAACCGGGTTGCTGGCCCACTTGGCGATGTCGGCATAAAGGCGGCGGACCCAAGCGTTATGCTCAAGCACGGTTTTGCAGAGGATCTCGTCGTCAACATCGGGGAAGCCGAGACGATAGTTGGGATCGAAGGTATCCCAATGGACGGGGTTGTCCTTATACTGCGACCGCTTGAGACCCAGCGTTTCCTCGACCGATTCGACATGGCGCAGGATGCTCGCAAGCGTTCCCTTCGGCGCGGTGATCGGCTCGGTCAGGCCAGTCGAGAATGAGAAGAAGACGTGATAGCTCATGCCCCCGCCCCTTCCATCGCCGAAAGCCGACGATCGACCAGCGCAACCGCATTCGATGCCAGGTCAACCGCTGCGTCCAGTTCGCGCCAAGTAACTTCGTGAGACGCCGCGGCCATTTGCTCGCGCACCACGGTCCAGCCCCGCACGACAACGCCTTCCTCGGTCACGAAGAGTTCGATTGTTCGCCGCCCACGCGATGCTTCACGAGCGAGGCGGGCGGCTGCTTTGAGGTTGGCGGTGGTCATTCCGTCACCTCATCAGGCCGAGGAACCCGGATTTTGCGCTTGCTGTCGCCCCAATATGTGCGCGACGTTTGGGCGTCGTTGAACGACTTCACGGCTTGATAGAATGCTTCAACACCCTCCAGATCATCAACGGACGCATCATCGTGCATGTTGCTGATGACGCCATCTATAACGTCATCTGGATCAATTTTCGGGTAGGTTATGTTGCACGGGCTTACCCATTCGAGGCCAGCGTCAACGGCATCGTCCATCTCGTGATAATAGGTATCGCCGTCGAATGCGCAGTATGGACCGCCATCGTCTGGAACCTCTTCGGCTGCCGCCAGCTTCTTCGCGTAGCGGCACGGCTCGCAAGCGGTCCAACCCTTCGGGCATTCAGCGCCGCACTCGGAACAATCGTTGTGCGTTTTGCAGTTGTAGCAGTTTTCCGCAGCTTCTCGTGCCGCCTGATGCGCGCGCTCGTCGGTTGCGGAATAAATGCGTGGGGAATGGACGCTGCCGCATTGCGGACATGCATATAGCTGCGGCTTGCGGTCAGGGTCATCGGATCTGACCAGAATGATGACGCCCTTATCCACGGCCCAGCACCCGCGCCAGAAGCCCGCGCTTGGGCTGTTCCATTGGCAGAATCGGCCCGCGTGCCCTCTCCTGCTGCCACTGTGTCTGGTATCCGGGGCGGCGGGTGACGCGGAAGATGCGCTCGGTGGTGCTGTAGGTCATCACGCCCTCCCCCGCTTCCTGCGCTCGCGGTCCCGCCGGAGACGGGCGCGCCACTTCTCGGCGTCGGGGCGGAGGGAGGCGATTGCAGAGTGGGCGCTGGTCAGCAACTCGCCGCGCGTTCCGTAATCCTTCACTAGCTTGCCGAGATCGTCGGTGGCCTTGCGGGCTTCGGCCATCGCTTCGGATAATGCGTTGTCCTGCTTTGCCAGTTCGAGATTGAGCCGGTTCGTCTCAGCTATGTGATCCTCGACCCGCATCAGGCCGATCTTCGCGAGAATACTGTCTATGATGGTCAATGATTTCTCGGGCGGGCCTTGTTAGGTGCCCGCCCGCCTTCTCTGTGGTGAAACTATGCAGCCCGATCCATCGGCTCGGACCAACGGACGCCATGTGCGGCGCCGTGGGCGTAAATCAGTTCGATGAGAGCGGCGAATTGCGACTTGGAAAGCTGCGATGAGCGGTGGCCAACGGGGAAGAACCCCGCGCCGTCCAGCTTCGGCAGGTATCGCATCTCAACGCCTAGCGCGTCCATGAAGCGCAGCTTGATATCGTTGGCGTCCATCGCCTGCATGTCGGGTATCTGCCGCTGGCAGTCCGCGATCATCGCCCACATCTTGGCGTTCTGGTCGAGCGTCCGCGTCGGCTCCGAAATGGTCACGACATAATCAGCGGGGGCGCGAAGAATTAGCTTCTGCGCGCGCTGGCGCTGTTCGGGGCCGACGAGTTTGATCGTGATCTTGTCAGACATTGCTCGCGCTCCTTCTTTACTTCGCGGATCTCGGCGGCCTTCGGAGAGGCGCGGCAGAAAGCATCAATCAGCGCCTCCAGGTCCTTGCCTTTCCAGAATGTCGCCTCGCCGACTTCGTGCTGGCGGCGGTGGCAGTCCCGGCACAGGCTGACGGTGCGGAAGTCGTCAGGCTTCTGCCCCATGCCCGCCCCGCTCCCGAGGCGGACATGCGCGACCTCGATCCATGCCGTTGCCCCGCATATCGAGCAGATGCGGCTACGGACGAAGTTGCGATGCGCTTGGGATTTCCAGCGGCTGGCGCGCTTCGGGGCCTTGGGGATGGCTCTGGGCAACATCAAAACGGACAATCGTCGTCGAGGTCATCGGTGGCCCAATCGCCGCCGCCGCTCTGCTGTTGGTCGCGCGGCTTCGTATGGCCGTATTCACCGCCCCAGCCGCTGTCCGATTGCCCGCCCTGCTTCGGGGCGCCGTCGAGCATGACCAGCTTGTCGCCCATGATCTCGGTGGCGTACCGGTCGTTGCCGTCACGGTCCTGCCACTTGCGGGTCGAGAGGCGGCCAGAGACATAGATCTTGCTGCCCTTACGCAGATACTTCTCGGCGACATCGACCAGCCCGGCGCGCAGGACGATGGATACCCATTCGGTGCGCTCCTTGCGCTCGCCATCGCGAGATTTCCATTTCTCGGTGACGGCAATCCGAAGGTTCGCGATGCGGTCGCCAGACTGGAAGGTCTTGCATTCGGGATCGGCGCCAAGGTTGCCGATGAAGCTGCATTGGTTGAGGCTGGACATTACTTCGCCTCCGCAATTTGCTTGGCGGCAGGCTGTGCCTCAAGGGCGCTGGCGGTCAGCATCTCGGCGGTCCGGCGACCGGCGGCCGCGATCTCTTCCGAAATGAGCGCAACGATCTTGTCGGATGCGTCGGCTGGCAGGTTCAATTCGACCTTGCCGCTTTCGCCGTGGATTTCGACAGTTGCTCGGAACGGCTTCGTAGGATCGGCGCGGCCGTATCCAATGTAGCCGTCGCGGTGAATGGAAACTCGGGTGACGAACATCAGACAATCCTCTCTTCAATGATATCAACACCCGGAATCGGGCTCTCGCCGTTCACCGGGCGGACCCCTGCCTTCACGTCCTCGTCTGCGAGAACCTGGAGGAAGGCTTTCACCCGATCGGGCTGCGTCTTTGCGTAGTAGGTCAGGGCCTTGCCGCCCTCGCCGTCGCGGAGACGCGCAATCCAGCGCGAGCGCAGGCCGATGGCGCGATGCTCGCCCTTCGCCTGCACCTTTTCATTCTCGACAGCCTTTAGCGCCTTCCCGGCTTCCTCGGCAGCGTCGAGAAGATCGTCTGCCGCATCGATCGCGTTGAGGTCGCCGGTGCCAATCGCCGAGCGTCGCGCCTCGATGGCTTCCGCCTGAGCCTTTTCGTGTGCCTCTCGGGCTGCTTTTTCGCGCTCCTGCTTTTCGGCTTCCAGCTTGTTCAGCCAGACGGTCAGGAGTGATCCGAGCGCCGCGACCGCCTTGCTCACTGACCCCGGCTGCTTGTTTTTCAGCGGGGCGATGTAGAGATTGTAGCGGTCCTGAATTTTCTGGATTTCGTCATCCAGCGGCTTCTTCTCGGCAACGCGGGCTTCGTCCGCCAGTTTGGCGGCATCCTGCAACTGCTGGCGCAGCCGCCCGATCTCATCGGCGATACCCTGCGAGGAAATGGCGTCGCCGTCCGCCCAATTGCGGGCCTCGGTCAAAAGGTCATCCATGTGCGCCTTGATCGCGTCCCACTGCATGGCCGCTTTCGCTTCGGCGGGCGGGTTGTTTCCTCCGATGCCGCGGTTTGGCTCGTCGGTCGGTGCCTCGGATTCCAGCTTGCGAATATGCTGGTCGAGCCACCCGATTTCCGCCGTGCGGTGGCGCTGCGTCTCGTCGCGCTGGATTTTCGCCAGTGCGTTTTTCGCGTAGCTCAGCGGCATGGTGTCGATCGCGATCGGCCCCTTGCTGCTCTGATACATATTGGTCATGGTCAGGCCTTTCAGGCTGCGAGATCGGTTTCGGAGATGTCCCCGAAATCGTCGTTGGATTGGGCGGCTTTGTTCGTTTCGGCCTTCGCCTGTTTCGCGATCCTCTCGTCGCAGACGCCGATGACCTCGTTGAACTGGTCGAAGTTGAGGTTGCGAAGGTCTTTGACGCCGTATTTTTCGCAGACGCGGGCAGGCGTCAGGCGAGCGGCCTTCATCTTTTGGGTGAGGCGCTTAAGCTCATCGTCGGGCATCCCGCGCACGACTTCATGCGTCGTCGCGTCGGCGTCGTTGTCGCCTTCGGTCGGGATCGCGAATGCCATGAACGCCGCGTATTTGTAGGCAGCGGACATAGCCTTGTTCGTCGCCTTGTCGCCGCTGTCCATCGCTTCGCCATAGGTGCGGACGGTGTGCGTCGATCCATCCTCGACCGCGACGAAATCGAATTCCGCCGTCACGGTCACATAGAACAGGACGCTTTCTTTCGGTGGCCCACCATTGTATCCCGGCTTCATCGATACCCGCTCGGAGCGGGAGCAATCGACCATGCGGGGCAAGACGCAAAGGCCGTGCTTGGCAAGCAGCGGCGACAGGGCTGAATAAACCTGGTCGATGCCGCGGAATCGGTATTTCTGTTGCTCGTTCACACCATCCTTGGCGATGCCGACTTTCGACAATTCTTCCTGGATGGCAGCGATGGCTTTGTAGACAGCGGTCACTTGCTTTTCTCCATGTCAGGGGTGTTGGGGGTGGCTTTCGAGATGGAGGCGAGCAGCGTGGAACGAATTTCCGAAGCGCCATCGATGCCGCCGAGGAAGTCGAACGCCTCGTTGGCTGCTGCCAGCAATTCAGGCGCGGCGGCGATAAGGCGGGCGTTGGCTTCCCACGGGTCGGTCTTGGCTTCGCGGTGAGCCGCAAGCGTTACCTCGTCGCATGCCTCTGGATCGCGGGCTTGGCAGATTATTCCGCCTAGCAGCCTGCCTTGTTCAGTGACCGGCGCACGCACGATTCCCCAATCGTCGTATGAATCGGGACGATATGACCAAGGCCCCGGGGTATGCAAGATGCTCATTATTGCTCTCCAGTGATTTGAGAGGGATGCTCATCGAACCACGCGTCGATTTCCTCGATCAGCGCCTCGCGCGTCGGGGCATCGGCCTTCTCGCCGTTGTCGACCCAGCCATCTTCCTCTCCTTCCCAAGAGGCGTCATAGTTCGGGCTGACTGCCGACCATGCCGGTTCGGGCCAGCGGCCTTGGCTGATCGTCCAGCCGCGATAGGTGTCGGGCGCGCTCACAGCACCACCCCCCAGCCAGCCGCCACCACAGCCAGCATCCCAAAGACAAGAAACCAGCCTGCGATTTCACGCTTGGGGATGGTGCGGATGATCTCGACGGGCCGCATTGCCCCTGCCGGGACAAGCTGCATCTCGCGCAGGGCGTCGGAGTGGGTGGCGCGGTTGAAAGCCTCGAGGTTGGTGCGGTGGGTCATTGCTGGCCTCCCGTTGCTTTCGCTATCAGCTCGTTGACCATTGCCAAGCGACGCTCACGGCTATCCTCGCTGAGAGGGTGGATCAGATCGTCGCGATACTGGAAGACGGCTGCCAGAAGGTCCGGCGACGTGGAAATCAGCCGCGCATTGGCCTCTTGCTCTTGCCAGCCAGCATAGCCGCCGACCTCCACGATCATCGCGCGCTGGAGCCCCTTTTCTGCATGGCCGCCACCGACAACGGTCGAGAGGGTGTTAAAGTGGAACGGGTCGGTCACCGCTTTCCAAGGCCCCGGAGTGTGCTGCGCGCTCACAGCCCCCACTCCCGCTCGAAAGCCCTCTTCCGCTCGCAGTAGGCCCAACCAAATTCATGGTTGACGCGGCACTCGTCCTCCAGCTCCTCGATCTGCGCCTTATCCACGTCCAGAACGTCATCGAGAGCGTAGGCAAGGGCTAGGCGGGCTTCGTCCTCGTATTCCGGTCCCCACTCAAGCGCGCGGTCGCAGATGGCGCGGATCGTCTCGAAAGACTTCATCCGGTCGTGGATCTGCACCTTTGCCAGAGCGGCGCGGTAGGTGGCGAAGGCTTCCTTCTGTTCGGGTGTCGGCGCGGTAGCCATTTCGTTTCCCTCCATCATTCCCCGTGGGGTGTCTGATGGAGGTCAGTATATGCGGGTATTTACCCGCGTCAAGCAAATATTGCGTGTAACTACCCGCAAAGGGCTTTCGGGCACGAAAAACCCCGCCGGGAAAGGCGGTTGCCAATATGTTCCCGGATCGTTCCCGAGGGTTTTGCTTTGTTCGCGATTCGTGCTAGAGGGGTGGGTGGAGGCTTGTCTTGCACCCAGCCCCCACCCGAACGGCCGATTTGCTGGAGGCCGTCATGGGTTACGATATACGTACAATGGCCCCAGGGTGCAACGGTTATGCGAATTGGCGCTTTATCCGTGGCCGTAAAAGCTGCCTTGGGTACGCCGCGCACCGAGTTCGTTCCGGTAAAGGCCGAGTCCCGCAAAGAGGGTCGTTTTCTCTGATAAACGGGTGTCGTGGGGGTATCACCCGCCCCTCGGGAAGGCTAGCTGGATGCCAACCCGGATATACGTGTCTCAGCGCCACGGCCGATTTTTTTTCGGTCATTTTTCGACCTCGGAAGGACGCCGACAAGCTGTCATTGTCCAACGGAGGGGGCCACGACTGACCGCCGATAGCGGTGACACGGTAAACACGACAGAGAGCGCCAGCGGGCCAACCCGTTTCATTCCCTAGTGGAGTGGCCCTAACGGGTGGAGGGACTTTGCCCGCCACGATCCCAAATAAATTCGGCATATCAAATGCTCGTTCTCTGTGGATAACAGTCACCCCCCTCTTGAAATGTTGGAGAATTACCAAGAGAACAAACGTAGAACGTCTGTGGGGGATGGAATGAACCTGAATACCGAATTGATTGAACCAGCGTGCCCCGAGCAGTGCGAGAGATGCACCCTGCGCTGCGCGGCGATTGTCATGGTGCTAAAGTCTCTTCGTCGCGATCATGAGCGCCTTCTTCGTGAGGCGAGCTCGACTCGTCGGCCAACCGATCGTGAAGAGTTAAGACGTCTCGAAGAGCATCTGGAAACTGCCGCCCAAGCTTTTGAGCGAGCTCGCCCTCGTAGGGATCTACACCGAGCGTGGCCAATAGTGTCGCGAACGTATTTGTCAGCACGGTTGCACTAGGCAACCTTAGTGTGGGGCTCCAGCCAACAATATAATCTCCGGGGTCGCGCCCCAACGCCGTGACAATTCCGGCGAATACATCTGCGGACAGCCGCTTGTCCTGGCCACCCTTCCAGTTCCGATAAAAGTCCGGGTTTCGCCCGCCCGTCGCCTTCAGCGAAAAGCGGCGTCCTGACGTGCGCCTGACGCATTCCTCCATGTCGGCAACCAGCCGATCTATGTCAATTCTGGGCGCGCCTTCCATGAGCGCACTTATCAACTCGCGGGTATTTTCCCGCAATATCGTGTAATCACCCGCATGTGGGCTTGACCTGCGGGTAATTACACGCAATAAAGTGGGGCCATGGAACAGCACCCCATCTTGGCAGAGATCGAAACCTTCATTGCCGCCCATGGCATGGCCGAAAGCACTTTCGGTCGTGAGGCCGCTGGCGACTGGAGGCTCATCAAGGAATTGCGTGGTCAAGGCCGCTCGCGCCCTCGAAGGCTCTGGGGCGATACCGAGGACCGTATCCGCCGCTTCATGGCCGAATACAGGCCAGCCCAAAAAGAGCGCGCATAATGACCTCGGGGGGCGAACCACGGGGCGGGTGGCTCTGGACGTGCATCCATCTGGCCACGATGGCGCAATGGGGCGGGTACCTTGTCGTTCTCATCTTCGAGATCATAACGGAAGGTGACCTCCAGCGACCCGCCAATAGCGCAGGTCATTACAGCACTGGCTTTGTGCTGTGGATGGTCCTGCTTCTGAGCATGACCGTCGCGTCCGCATGGCGCGCATTTGCGCTCGAAGTTGAGGGTCCCCGTTCATGAGTTCCGCGCTCCCCCCGCGCGGCTGGCCCGGACAGTTCATTCCCCCTGTCCGGGCCAATAGTCACACAGCCACCGGGCGTCATAGCCCTGTCGGCTCCCAGCGCGGCAACCGCATCGGCAACGATTTCTCCGATGAGCCGCGCGTGGTTTTCATCGATTTCGGGCTCGGCACCATCGCCGCCCGCCGTCTCGTTCCTTTCTTCCATGGAGGCTATAATGGCTGATGATCGCCGCAATGGCTTGCTGCCAATGTCCCTGCCAACCCGAAATGATCTTCGGTCGGCCCTCGCGCAAATCGTGCGGTCGGTGCAGGCCGAGCATGGACTGACAGACGAGGCGCTGGCCGATCTTCTCGGCGTCAGCGATGGCACGATCCGCAACGTCCGCAACGAGCGCACCGACCTCAATCAGGAAACGATCGCCAAGCTCGGCGCGCGCTTCGGCCCCGAATGCCTCGATCCTTGGTCGGCCTGTTTCGGCGGCCGGAACGTGCCCAAGGATGCATCGGATGGGCGGGTATCGCTTACCGCGGTCACCGGCTCGCTGCACAAACTCTCGATCGCGACCGACGACGACAGCGAGGGCGGTGCGGCAATCACGCATATCGAACTGGCGGACATGCTGCCGGACCTCAAGGCGACGCAGCGACTGGTCAATTCTCTGATCGCCCGCGCCGAACGGCTGGGGATCGCAGCATGATCACCAACATTCTCTTCGCCCTTGGTGGCTCTATCGCAGGGTTTCTGGTTTGCGCGTTCTTTACCGCTGGGAAGCTGGCGGACCTCGGGAGTGATGACGAAGCGCTCGCCGCTTACGCTCGCTGCGCTGACAGCCAGAGCCTCGCGATCGAAAAGCTGCGCGCCATTCGGTCGATCATCGCCGGTAACAAGACCGTCCGCACGTCACGGATCGCGGAGGTGATCGGTGAGTGAGGTTGTCACCATCGGGCGGGCGACGCTCTATTGCGGGGATGCGCTTGAGCTGCTGCCAGGAATTGCTGCGGATCACATTATCACTGATCCGCCGTATAGTCAGCGGACGCATGGCTCCCACGACAAGCAGTCTCTGCGGCGCCGTGACGGAGCGGCTGCCCGCGAACTAGGCTATTCCGCGCTATCTGAATCGGATGCTCTGAGGCTGGCTGCGTTGCTCCATAATTGCCCCGGCTGGATCGTTTGGCTGACAGACTCGGAACTTGCCGCTCCGCTGAGGCGGGAATTTGATCGCCTTGGTCGCACAACCTTTGCTCCACTTCCTTATTTCCATTCTGGCCGCAGCGTAAGGCTCGCAGGTGATGGCCCTTGCTCATGGACAGACTGGATCGTCGTTTCGCGCACTAAAGCGCAGAGTAAATGGGGCACCCTTCGCGGCGGCTATATCGCCAATGAAGGCTGGAACGACAAAGAACGCATGGGCGGCAAGCCTACGCGCCTAATGCAGCTTCTAGTGAGCGATTACAGCCGCGAAGGCGACACTGTGTGTGACCCCTTCATGGGGGCTGGCACCACGGGCGTCGCTTGTATGCGGGAAGGCCGGAATTTCATTGGCATAGAGATATGCCCCGACGCTTTCGACATAGCCTGCAAGCGCATCGAGGACGCTCAGCGTCAAGGCGACCTCTTTCTGGACGGAGAGGCAGCATGATCCGCCTCATCCGCCGCATTCGCTTCGCCCTCGCCCGCACTGCCCCGCTCACAGTCGCTGGCCGCCGTCCTGTCGTGCTCACCGAAGCCGATCTGGACAAGGTTCTCGCTCGTCGTCGGGAGGGGCGGAAAGCACGCTCTCAGGCCGCCCACAAGGGCTGGGAAAAGCGGAGGGCGGGGTGAGCAAGCTCAAAGTCCTCGATCTCTTTTCCGGCATCGGAGGTTTCAGCCTGGGGCTTGAGCGCACGGGCGGTTTCGAGACCGTCGCCTTCTGTGAAATAGAGGAGTTCCCCCGCCGTGTCCTTGCAAAGCACTGGCCCGACGTCCCCTGCTATCGAGACGTCAGAGAGCTTACCGCGCAGCGACTCAATGTTGATGGAATTGCCGTCGATGTCGTTACCGGCGGCTTCCCGTGCCAAGACGTTTCCATCGCCGGCTTGCGAGCTGGTATCGAGGGCGGCACGCGAAGCGGCCTTTGGTCTGAAATCTGTCGATTGGCTGGCGAAATTCGACCGTCCTTCATCATCGTGGAGAACGTCGCAAATCTGCTTAGTGGCCCAACTGAGCAACGTGGCGGATGGTTTGGCAGAGTTCTCGGAGACCTGGCCTCGCTCGGGTATGATGCGGAATGGCATTGCATACCAGCTTCCTACGTTGGCGCCTGGCATCGACGGGACAGAGTATGGGTACTTGCCTACCCCAACAAAGAGTGCGGACAGCAAGGGATCCCCGAAGGGCCGATACTTGGGCAGCGGGACCTGCTTCTCCAACCTGAGGGAAGTTTTGCGCGATGGCCCGGACGATCCAATCTTCCCCAATCCAGAATTTGTGGAAGACATGATGGGGTTCCCGACGTTCCACACCGACTTGCGGCCCTCGGAAACGCCGTAGTCCCTCAAATCCCCGAACTGATCGGCCGCGCCATTCTCGCTTCCATTGAGGCGGAAAGGCTCGCCGCATGAGACTCCCAAGGCGCGATCCAGACACCCTCACGCGCGGCGAGCGGGCAATCGCTGACCTGCTTATCCGCAGGGACAAGCGAATGACCTGCAAGGATATCGCCAGCGCGCTCGACAGCACCCCGACGTCGGTCAAGGTGATGATCTGCAACATGAGGAAGAAAGGCGTCACCATAAGCGGTGGAGGCCGCGGGCGGGCGCTCGGCTACAGGCTGGAGGGGTTGGTATGATCGCCCTCAAACCTTCGATGCGGATGCGCGCCCTCGGTCGGCTAAAGCAGGGTGAGCGCAACAAGACCGAAATCGCCTATGAAGATGATGTTCTCAAGCCAGCGATGCAGGCGGGGGAAGTCCTCTGGTATGCGTTCGAGCCTTGGAAAATCCGCATCGGCAAGAACTGCTTTTACACGCCGGATTATGCCGTCTTGAGCCGCAATGGTCAACTGGAATGCCATGAAGTCAAAGGGCATCCCCGGATTTTCATGGACGACGCCAAGGTCAAGGTGAGGGCGGCATCCGCAGTGATGCCGTTCAGGTTTCTGGTCGCCTTCCCGATCCCCAAAAATGAAGGCGGCGGGTGGAGGACGGTTGAATATTAAGTGGTAATGGTCTAACAAAGTCCTATTGGACTTATGGAGATATTGCCATGCATTACAATGCTTTAGATTTGACTGGACAGAGGTTTGGAACACTCACTGCACAAGAACAAGACGGTCGCGACGCGCAGGGCAGAGTCTTTTGGCGCTGCCGGTGCGACTGTGGAAATACCAAGCGTGTTCGGACATCGCATTTACGGAATGGATCGGTCCAAAGTTGCGGGTGCACGCGCTACAAAAAGGTCGCTGAAAAGGTCTCTACCCACGGCCATGCATCTGGGGGCAAGGTTAGCCCGATCTATACGTCATGGGCGCAAATGCACGCGCGATGTGGCAATCCGAACCATAACCGATTCCACCGATATGGCGGGCGCGGGATTAAAGTTTGCCAGCAATGGTCATCGTTTGAGGGGTTTCTCGCAGACATGGGACAAGGCTGGAGGCCCGGCCTGTCGATTGATCGCATCGACAACGACGGTGACTACGAGCCAGGAAATTGCCGCTGGGCCACCCCTAAAGAGCAGGCGTCAAACCGCTCTCCCAAGTGATGCCGACGACGCGCGCGTCAAGATCAAGGTCGCGGCGTCTCAGTATCCTTTCCAGTTCGTCGCGATCCAGCGGGTCAAGGGCGAGTGGGTGGAGGAGCGGTTCTGATGGACACGCTGACCAGCGTTGCACGCTCGCACGGCCTCAGCATCGCGGATCTACGGGGGCGTTCACAGCGCCACCCGATCCGTCGCGCCCGCGCCCAGGCCATCGTTGAGCTTCGCGGCAAGGGTCTATCCCTGAGGGCGATCGGGCGCATCCTGGCTCGCGATCACAAGTGCATCGAAGCGATCCTTCGCAACGCGCAGAGGGCTAGATGAGCATCCGCCTCCTTTCAGCTGCGTGGGATCTGGACATCGGGAGCACCGAAAAGATGGTGCTCATGAGCCTTTGCGACCACGCCAACGACGAGGGAGTCTGCTGGCCTTCTGTCGCCACTATCATGCGCAAGACGAGCAAGTCAGAACGCACGGTTCAGACAGCGCTGAAGTGGCTCAAGGAACAGGGTTATTTCGAGATCGAAGGTCGAAACGGGACCAGCCCGAAATACATTCTCGACCCCCGCAAAATCTGCACCCCCGCAAAATCTGCACCCCCGCAGAAATTGCGTCAAACCCCCGCAAAATCTGCACCCAAACCATCAAGAACCTCCATTCCCCCTGTATCAGCTAACGCTGATACGCCCCCCGACGAAAATTCTGAGGCTTTGAAACCTGAGCATGTCGTTGAGGCATGGAACGACACGGCAAGCCGGATTGGTCTCGCCAAGGTCGTGCGGCTGACAGACGCTCGCCGCAAGCGTCTCCGAACGATGATCGCGCAGCATCCTCCAGACGACTTCGCCGCGGCGCTGGACGCCATCGAGCGCTCGCCCTTCTGCCGGGGCGAGAAGACCGACTGGAAGGCAGACTTCGATTTCTTCCTGCAATCCAAATCATTCACCAAGCTCCTGGAGGGCGCATATGGCTAGCAATGCAATCATGGTCCGGCGCCAGCAGAATGGCGGGGACGGCGGCGGGGCCATCGACCTGTCGTTCCTCGAAAACTATGCGGCGACGCTCAACCGGATGAGCTTCACCATCGCGCTAGGCAACCACTGGTTCGTCAACAAGCGCGAGATGCCGGACGGCTCGACGCAGCGCTACCTCGATTGCCGCAAGGCATTCGAGGATGAGCCGCGGCGCTCGGCACCGCGCGCGCCATCTTTGCGCGCCACAATAGATCGCCACCCCGGCTATGTCGAATGACGTTCACGATTGAATTTGGATGGTGGCTGTTACCGCTGGCCCTGACGATCGCCGCATGGTGGCCGACGCTCCGCTACGAGCCTGTGCGGGGTGGCTATCTCCCCGACATAGGCGGCGCTTTGATCGCCCTTCTGTCGCTGCTTGGAACGTGCTTCGTCTGGATGGTCTATTTCGGCCTTGGGTGGGCGCTGTCATGACGCTCCCTCCCGAACGCATAGGCGACAAGGGCCAGAGGTTCGTTGTCCAAACGACAGGCTGGCCGAACCATGAGGCAATAGGCTGGCAGAACGCCGCCTATGCCGACACGCAAGAGGCCGCGACCAAAGCGATGCAGGCCATCGGGAAATGCCCCGGCGTGAAGCATATCCGCATCCGCGACCGCATTGAGGACCACCCGGAAGACCCCGATGGGCGGAAATTGGCCGACCTGATTGAGGGCCTTGCCGTCGAAAAGGAGCAACCCGTGACCGACCCCATAGAAATCATGGCCCGCGCCCACTGGATCGCGAACAGCCGCCCGTCATCGCGCTCGTGGGACGAACTGAAGCCCAACGAGCGCACCCAGAAGCGAAACGCGATACGGACATGTCTGCACGCGCTGCGAGCCTCGGGATTCGACGTATTCCCGCTTGAACCGACCGAAGCGATGTTGGCCGCTGGCGCCAACGAGACGCCAGACGAAGGTTCGGGATCGCTGGCCGCCTACGCCGATGCGGTCTGGGCTGCCATGACTGGCGTTGGGAGGGTGAAGGGGTGACGGCCCGCCCCCGAAAGCGCTGGATCATCACCCGCTGGCGGCAGCCCCGCACCGCAAGACGCCTCCGCGTTCGGTTTCGATGCGGGCAAATCAGCCGCTGGACCTACTCCGCCGATCAACTGGACTGGCGAGATCGTGGTGAGCCTTTCGACATAACCAACCTGAGATTTGAGGAGGAATGAAGATGGCAAAATACCGCAAAAAGCCGGTCGTTATCGAGGCAGTTCAATACAATGGATGGGAACCCGTCGAAGGTCATCTGCAACCGATGTTCGACCATTCGTTCGCACCGCCGGATTGGCTGACCGAAGGGATGGCAAAGCGGGAAAGCGAGGCTGGTGCCGTGTTCCTCGACCTTGCGGGCGACAATCCCCAGCTCATGGTCGTCACGCTTGAGGGACATCATATCGCGTCGGTCGGTGATTGGATCATCCGTGGCGTCGCGGGCGAGCTCTATCCGTGCAAGCCGGAGATTTTCGCCGCAACCTATGAACCCGTCGCATGAATCCCCCCAGCACCATAGCGAGCGACACGCTGGTAGAGGCGATAGCGCGGGCGATCGATCCCGACTGGTTCGGAGAGGTCGATGGCAAACACCCGCTCGACAACTTTCCGGGTCAGCACAGGGTCTATCAGGACGCCGCCCGAACCAACGCCCAAGCCGCTCTCACCGCCATAACCGAGGCAGGATATGTGATCGTCCCTGCTGAGCGCCGGAACCCACCTGAGATTTGAAGAAGGAGAATGAAGATGGACGATTTTGCGAAAGCTGTGGCGAGGTTCGACGCGATAGACCGCGGGCTGGATCGCGCTGGCGTGATGCTGGGGAACAGCACCTCGACACCCGAACTGCGCAACGCGATCGAGCGCGCCCATCAGACGCACAAGAATCTGGCAGACCTGCACGAAAACCTGAACCGCCACCTTGACCGCATCCTCGGATCGCGGCCTGAGAAGGATGACGAGCTGAGCCAAGTTGGTGTCGGCCCCGATGGCGAGATGGACGCGCTCCGCAATGTCCTGAGCGATATCGACGATGTTGCCTACCGCATCCGCTACCAGGTCGAAAGGCTCGCCCGGCTGTGATCGGGACGTTGGCAAAGGGGGTGAGCCTCACAATGCTCGCTGCAATGTTCCTGATCGCCGCCTGCGCTCCGGAGCCCAAGCGAGTGCTTTGCATGGAAAAGGCCACGAACAAGACTGTCATCACCAAACAAATGATGGCCGGATGGGAAATTATATACGTCTATTACGACGACAACGGCCTCCGCCAGAGCATTACGCCGAAAAGCAGCCGCCTCTGGCGGTGCGTGGCGCCAGACCGGGATAGGGACTGATGGCAAGAGGCCGCCCCCGAGGACAGATGACCCACAGGCGCCGACAGGTGCTTGAGGAGTATATCGGCGCCGCTCAGGCGGGCGAACCCATATCACTCGCCCGCCTCGCCCGCCGCTGCGGCTTGTATGACTATCGAGAGGCGCGTAGGATCGTCTCGGACCTGAGAAAGCTTGGTGCGATATGAGTGGCGCTCAAATTAATTATGGAATCTGCGCTCGCGAAGGCGTTGGCCGGGTTGGTATGGTCATTCCCATCGCAGGGGATTTCGGCGATAACTATCTTCCTCTCGCTGGCCAGCACGTTAGCGCGAGTGAATATCCGGAGCTGTTTCAGGTTGTCGGCAATCGCTACTGTCCCCCCATAATCCGCGATGAGGTCCCGGCGGGAATGATTGAACGCATCCGCCGTTGGGTAGGCCTCACACCGCGCAAGAAATATGTAGAGCGGGATAACCCTGATTACCGACGTGGCTTCTTCCGCCTGCCAGATATGAGAGCGCAGAGCTGATTTAATCCCCCGTTACGGGGCAAAAAATCGTGATGTAAATGGTTGGCCGCTATGGCAGGCCGACCGACTGACTTTACGCCAGACCTTGGCGACAAGATCCTTGGACTGATGGAGGGTGGACTTTCGCTTGCCGCGAGCGCTGCCGAGCTCAATATCCACCGCCAGCGCGTCTATGAGTGGATGGAGCGCCACCCAGAATTTGCGGACACTGTAAAGCTCGCACAGGCAAAACGGCAGCTTTTCCTCGAGCGCCGCCTGCTCACCGCCGACGCCGGGCCCGTCGTTACCTCGACCATCTTTGCGCTCAAGAACGCGGGGCCCGAGGATTGGCGGGACAAGCGCGAGGTTGAGCATAGCGGCGGGATCGAGACCAGCACGAAGGAGCAACGCGACGCCGCCGTTGCCGCCGCGACGAGGGCCGACCAATGAGCGCGGCCCATGCCCTCACCGCCGAGGATTTCGCTTTCTCGCGCCTCATTGCTTACGCGGCCTATCAATGGCCCAGCTACCAGGACGCGCCCCATCATCGGCTTATTGCGCGCCACCTCGAGGCCGTCGAGCGCGGCGAGATAACCCGCCTCATGATCACCATGCCGCCCCGCCACGGCAAATCTATGCTGGCGAGCGAGTTTTTCCCGGCGTGGTATATAGGGCGCAACCCCGATCACTACGTCGTCACGGCGACCTATGCGCAGGAGCTCGCCGACGATTTCGGGCGCAAGGTCAAGAACCAGATCGAGGATCCGAGTTTCAAGGCTGTTTTCCCCGGCGTAGGGCTCGCCGACGACAGCAAGAGCGCCAAGCGCTTCCATATCGAGGGTTCGGCTACCCTCGGCGGCTTTGAGCACGTCACGACGCAGCGGGGGGCATTTTACGCGGTGGGCGTCGGTGGCCCTCTCACTGGCCGCGGCGCGCACCTGCTGCTGATCGACGACCCGGTAAAGAACCGCGAGGATGCTGAATCCGAGGTCATCCGCAAGAAAACGAAAGATTGGTATACATCGACCGCATACACGCGCCTCATGCCGGGCGGGCGGATCGTCATCATTCAAACCCGATGGCACGAGGATGACCTTTCGGGCTGGCTGCAGGAGGAGCACGCGCACGAAGGCTGGACGGTGCTCAACCTGCCGGCAATCAATGACAACGGCGAAGCGCTGTGGCCCGAGCAATACCCCTTCGAGGCGCTGGAACGGATCAAGCGCGCGCTCCCCTCGCGTGACTGGTCGGCCCTCTACCAGCAGCGGCCCACGCCCGAGACCGGCGACTATTTCAAGGCCGACTGGCTTATCCCCGTCGATCATATCCCGCCCCGCGATCAACTCGCGATCTATGGCGGCTCAGACTATGCGGTAACGGCCGACGGCGGAGACTACACCGTTCATGTCGTCGTCGGGGTCGACAGCGAGGGCAAGATTTACCTGCTCGACCTGTGGCGCGCGCAGGCGGCTTCGAATGTCTGGGTGGATAGCTTCTGCGCGCTGGTCCGCAAGTGGCACCCTATCGGCTGGGCCGAGGAAACGGGCCAGATCAAGAGCGGCGTCGGCCCGTTCCTCATCAAGCAGATGCTGGAAACAGGCAGTTATACGGCCCGCGAGCAATTCCCGACACGCGGCGACAAGGCAGTGCGGGCTCAGTCTATCCGTGGCCGCATGGCGATGCAGGGGCTTCGTTATCCCCGCAATGCCGAATGGTTCTCCGACTTCAAATCCGAACTGATGAGCTTCCCTGTGGGCGTGCACGACGATCAGGTCGATGCGCTCGGGCTCGTCGGCCAGCTGCTCGACCGCATGATGATGGGTGAGCGCCCGAAAGAGGCCCGCCCGAAGACTGTCAGGGCTCCGCTGGTCGTATCTGACGGCGTGATTGCGCCCCCCTTGAGGACGAGGCGATGACCGAAGACGACGACCTGCTTCCCGCCGACGAGCCGAAATCGTCGAAAGCGATACTGTCCGCGATCAGCAAGGCGGAGGACACTTTCCGCGAGTGGCAGACGACATGCCAGGTCATCGACGAGATCTACAGCCTTGAGGGCGACACACTGCGCGCCTTCATCGACGGCTACGACTGGCGCGATAGCGAGCTCGATCTTTTCTGGGCGTCGTTTGAGGTATTGAAGCCCGCCGTTTATGCGCGCCCTCCCCAGCCTGTGGTTGCGCCGCTGTTCAAGGACGGGAAGCCGGTCAACAGCACGACGGCGGAATTGCTCGAACGCTGCGCAGTATCGGTGTTCAAGCGCACCGACATCAACGACGTGATGATTCAGGCGCGCGATGATCTTCTGTTCGCTGGACGCGGTGCGCTGTGGATGCGGCACGAAGTCACGGACGGCGATCACCAGATTTGCGTCGAGCACAAAGACCGGCTCGACTTCCTGCATGAGCCCGCGCGCAAGTGGTCCGAAGTCGGGTGGGTTGCCGCGGCGTCGTGGATGACGAAGCGCGAGATGCGCCAGCGCTTCCGCAAGACGAGCGGCGATGCGTATCAGGATGCAAATTTCACCAAGCGCCGGGATCGCGAAGATAATCTCCGCGACGAGCGCGCCAACGCGCCCAAGGCCAAGGTGTGGGAGGTCTGGCACAAGGCCGAGGGCAAGGTCTTCTGGGTAACCGAGGGTGTCGACGTTCTTCTCGACAGCGGCAAGCCCCATCTTGACCTGGCGGGGTTCTTCCCCTGCCCGAAACCCGCTTATGCGACGACAGAACGCCGCAGCCTGATCCCTGTACCGGACTGGAGGCGCTACGCGGTCCATTTCAGCAAGATCAGCGAGCTAACCCGCCGCATCTATTCGCTGCTCGACAAGGTGCGGATGAAGGGGCTCATCCCGGCTGGCGGGGATGTTGGCGATGCGGTCGAGCAGCTTATCCGCTCCGATGTGGATGACAGCCTTTTGGTGCCTGTCCCACAGGCAGCGATGCAGCAGGGCGCGGAGGGCTTTGTGGCATGGCTCCCGCTCAACGAGCTCGCGCAGGCTATTCAGGGGCTCATCGAAGCGCGGGCGACACTGATCCAGAATTTCTACGAGCTTTCCGGCATTGCCGACATCATGCGCGGCGCGACCGACCCCGACGAGACGCTCGGCGCCCAGCAGCTTAAATCTCAATACGGATCGGTGCGCGTTCGCGAAAGGAGCTCTGAGCTCCAGCGGGTTGCGGCTGACGCGGTGAAGATCGCGGCGGAGATTATCGCCGAGAAATTCCCGCAGAAGCAGATGCTCGCCATGTCGCAGATGGAGATACCGACGCGGGCCGAGATCAAGCAGCGCATCAAGAAAATCGAGGAAGCCGCCGAGGCGGAGATCAAGGAGTTGGGCAAGAAAGCCCAGCAGACGGCGGGGCAGATGCAGGATCCCGCGCAGGCGCAGCAGGCCGTCCAGCAGGCCCAGCAGCAAATCCTCGCCAAATATGGGCCGATGCTCCAGCAGGCGGAGCAGCAGGTCGCGATTGAGGACGTTGTTGACCTTTTGCGCGACGATCGTGCGCGCAACTTCATATTCGAGATCGAGAGCAGCAGCACGATCCTCACCGACGAACTGCAGGAAAAGCAATCCCGCAACGAGTTCATGGCCGAGTTTGCCACCGCATCGCAGTCGCTCATGGGGCTCGCGAGCATGGGCGAGGCGGGCGCGAAGCTCGCCGGGGCGATGATGAAATTCGTTCTCGCGCCTTACCGGGCTGGCCGTGAGTTTGATGGGGCTATCGAGGAGTTCATCGATCAGGCCCCACAGATGGCTGCCAATGCTGCCGGACAACAGGGCGAGAGCGAGGAACTGATTGCCGCGCAGAACAAGCTCGCGGAAGCGGAAATGGCGAAGGCGCAGGCCGCGATGGCGAAGGTGCAGGCGGACGCGCAGCTTAAGCAGGCCGAGCTGCAGAACAAGGTCACCGAACTGCAGTCGAAGGCGCAGGCCGATGCGGTGAAGGCGCAGATGGAGGCTGAAAAACTGCGCCTGCAACTCGCTGAGATGGCCCAGAAGGGCGACAAGCAGCAGGCCGAGATCAACAAGCTCACCGCCGAAACCGCAAAGATACTCGCGTCCATCGGGCTCGACGAGCGGAAACAGGACCTGTCGGAATATCAGGCGGCCGAGCAGTCGCAGCAGCGTCAGGTCGATAATGTCATGGCCGCCGAACAAGCCGCCACCGAGCGCGATTTCCGCGAGCGCGGAGAGAGCCGGGCGGATCGTCAACAGCAATTCACCGAGCAGCAGGGAGCGCAGCAATGAGCGGGATTCCCGTCACGATCACGAACAACGGCACGCCTGTCACCCCGACAGGGATGGGCACGCCGGTCACCCTTGTCGGCGGCTCAGCGGTAGCCGTCAGCAACGAGCAGACGATCAACATGCTCGTCGATGGCGTCGCCAAGGATGTGACCTTCACGGTCACCGATGGCGAGATCACCGAAATCACTACCGCATAGGAGACTGAAAATGGCAGATGCACGACGATTGATTGAGCTGGGCATGGTGCCCGAACTGGCCGCGGAACTGGTCAGCCAGATTAATGCCGCGGTGGCTGGCGTGACTGTGCCGGCAACGGCGGTTACCGTCGCGGCTGTCGATGAGGCGAATTTCGAGTTCGCTGGCGGCAACCTGCAGGAATTCGCTGACGCTATCGGCGCGGCGATCCCGGCGGCATGACGGCGAAGAAGGCGGCAAAGCCCGCAAAGCCCACAAAGAAGGTCCAGTCGAAACCGGCTGCGAAGCCCTCTGCAAAGCCCCGTGAGCCGGAAACAAAGCCGCTCACCGATGCAGAGCGCGCAGCTTACGAGCAGGGCCGCCGCGCGCAGCTTTCGGGGATCGAGCGCCGGAGCGCCCCGCACGGAAAGGGCGCTCTCCGGGACGCCTGGAGTGCTGGCTGGGACTTCCAGAAGGGAGTCGCATTCTAGTCATGGCCGTGCAGCTTCGACCTCAAATCATAAGCAAGATTCGCAATCGGCAGCTTTGGAAGCATGTCGACGCGGCGGGAGGTGCTTATCCCCTTGTATGATTTCCGGTGCGGCGAGGGCCACCGCTTCGAGCGCTTCGTCCCGCTCGCGCAGTTTGACGATGTTCAATCCTGCGCGTGCGGGGCGGGTGCTTCCCGGATGGTATCGGCCCCGTTGGTGGTGTCGGACTGCATAGATCCCCGCATGGGCGCGGACGGGAAGCTGCACGACAGCCTCGCCTCCTATCGCCACAGCCTGACCCCCGAAGGGAACGCGAAGGGCGAACGATATTTCGAGCTCGGACACAATGAGGAATTGCCGAGCAAAACCTACGATTTCGACCCGAAGCAGCGCCGGGATGACATTCGCGCAGCAATGGCGGACGTGCGGAACGGGAACGTCCCCCAACCTGTGATTTTGGAGGACTGACATGACCGAGCTTTCGACCACGATCGACACTGAGCCCACCCCGAGCGCTGGCGGGGCTGGTACGCCCAAGATTGCCGAGCCGACGACGATCCCGAGCACGCGCGACGACATCGATGCGGCCTTGAAGGAAATGGACGAGCCCAAGGATGCGGACAAGACGGACGCAGCCAAGGAGCCTGAAAAGGACGACGCTGCGGCGAAAGAGGAAAAGCCCGAGCCCGCCGACAAGAAGACCGAGGCGAAAGAGAAAGAGGATGACAAGGGCGAGGCCGATAAAGCCGATGAGAAGCCGGCCAATGGCGAAAAGGGCGATGGCGAAAAGGGCGAGGCCGAAACAAAGGAAGGCAAGTCCCGCCACCCCGATGCCCCGGCCAGCTTTCTGCCACGCGCCAAGGAGCTTTGGCGAAACACTCCCAACGAGGTAAAAGCGGAAATCAACCGCGTTCTCGCCGAGGCTGAGCAGGCGACCGAATCCTACAAGCGATATGACGACCTGCGCGAGTTCGACGAGCTGGCCAGGAGCAATGGGCGCGACCTGAAAGAAAGCCTCATCAAGCTCAACCAGATCGAGAACATGATGCAGCAGAACCCGATTGCTGCACTGAATGCCATTCTCGCGGAGGTAGGCCCGCGCAAGGCCGATGGGCAGCCGCTGAGCATGATCGATGTCGCCAGCTTCATCGCGAAGCAGGGGCAGGACGGCTATCAAAGGATCGTCCAGCAAGGCGCTGTCCAGCAGCAGCAGATGCAGGGCAACAGCGAGGTCGAAGCCCTGAAACAGGAAGTCGCGAAGATGAAGGCCGAGGCGGCTATGCGCGAGATTATCGAGCCCTTCGCCGCGAAACATCCCAGATATAAGGAACTCGAACCAGATATTGCGTTTTTTCTCGCTTCTGGTAAGATCCCGCACAGCCTGAGCCCGTCCGAACGGCTCGCTGCGGCTTACGACATGGCTGAGCGGATCAATCCCGCCTCCAATGCCGGACCAGCGACCACCGACGAGCCTGCTACTGATCGCCGCGCTGACAATGACTTCGGCGGCTCCGCCAAATCCATCAAATCATCGCCCGGCTCAGTGTCGGAGGATGTCGATTCGGTAGCCGCAAGTGGTGAAAGTATCGAGGACTCCATCCGAAAAGAGCTCAGGCGCATGAGAGCCTAGGAGCTTAGTCATGCCGATCAATCCAGATCGCAATTATGGGCAGCTACTCACCGCTGCCACGGCTCGCCGATCCAAGGCGATCCAGGACATCGTTTACAACGCAACCCCCCTCACCCGCATTCTGCGCGATCAGGGCCGCATCAAGGTCAAGCGCGCGGGAGGCCCCGAGCTTCGTGTGCCTGTCGAGTTCGACAAGCTGCAGGCGCAGTGGTTCACCGGCTACGACAAGATCGAGATCACCCCGAAAGAGCTTCTCAATTCGGCGGTTTTCAACTGGTCGCGCGTAGTCGGCATGTTCTCGCTGAATGGGACCGAACTGCTTTACACCTCGGGCGAGGAAGAAGTGGTCGATCTCATGGCGTTCTACATGGAAGCTGCTGAAAAGTCGGTCAAAGAGGAGTTCGAAACCTCGCTCGTCGGCGACGGCACCGGTTCCGGTGGCCGCCAGATGATCGGTCTCGGCGGTGCCATTCCGGTCACTCCGAACACCGGCATCTATGGTGGTGTAAGCCGTGTCGATGTCGCCAACTGGCGAACCAGCACGTTCGACATCACCAACGGCGATGTGTCGCCCTACACGACGTGGGACAGCACGACCGCGCGCCCGATTATCGAGCATATCGCCCTCGCCCGTTCGCGTAACGGTCGCTATGCCGACCTGCTGATCGCCGACGCCAACGCTTATGCGCCGATTTCGGCTTCGTTCGTGGCGCACCAGCGCCTCGCCTCGGAGCGTCTCGCGCGTCTCGGCTTTGCTGGCCTCACCTACATGACCCCGGCTGGTCCGGTGGACATCGTGGCAGCGGGCGGTATCGGCAACGTCATGCCCGCGGATACGATCATCGGCATCGATACGCAGGGTCTCGCCCTTTACGAGTTTCCGGGTCAGGCCTTCGTGCCCTTCCACCCGGGCAACGGGATGCGTCCTATCAATCAGGACGCCATCGCGCAGGGCATCGTTTGGTCGGGCCAGCTGGTTCTTGAGAACCCGCTGTTCTCCTACCGCATCCTCACCAATGAAGAATAAGGAGGCAAGGAAATGACTTCCCCTTTTCGCACGAATCCGAGCCTCGGTCCCAACCTCCATCAGGTCGTGAAGGCCAACAAGGTTTGGTACGAGGGTGCTGGCCGCGGCGCTGCTGGCGCTGGTCAGGTCGGCAGTCCGCAGCTCGGCGATGTATCCTTCGGCGACAATGGCCGCGAATATGTCTGGGTCGAAGCCTCGGACACTATCACGGTCGCGGCTTCGCCTGGCACGCAGATTTCGCTTACCGTGACCGGTCCCGACGACATCACCGCCGCTGCCGGGGCGGGTGGCTTCTATGCCCCGCATTCCGGCTTCTACAGCGGCACGATCGCGGCGGGTGACCGCTTCTGGGCCGCCAAGGGAACCGCGCCCTGATGACTGAAAGGGGCGGGGAAACTCGCCCCTTTTTTCTTGCACTTCTGGAGGAAAATCAATGACGCGCATGGCTATTATCGACGACCGCGAAATCACGGTCACCCCGGTGTTCAAGATCATGGAGATCGAGAACGTCCCCAAGTCCGAAAAGGCCGGTTACCCGGTCATGGAGGTCAAGGAGATGGTGGAGGTCCGCTTCGCCGGGTCGAAGAATTATTCGCCGGTCTTTCCCGCGCATGCAATGTGGCAGCGCGATCCCACGAACGGCAACCGCGTCATCACCTATGCCGAACGCTGGGCCGACCAGTACCAGGCGTTCAAGGAAGGTAACCCGCAGGAGGCGATGGGCACGCCGCTTGAGATGCTCCGCCAATATGGCGTGACGCCCGAGCAGCTGTCGCTCTGCCGCGCGGTCAAGGTCTATTCGATTGAGGCGCTCGACAAGATGCAGAGCCCCGAGGCTGTCAAAGCGCTGGGCATGCACGCAAACAAGCTTCGTGAGGCGGCGAGGAAGTTCCTCGCAACTCGTAACAGCACTTCGGCGGCGATGGATGAGATCGAAGCGCTCAAGGCTGAGATCGCAGCCCTCAAGGCGGCAGGGGCCTCTACCCCGCCCGTGAAGGAGCCGACGCCCGACGAGATCGCTGCCGCACAAAAGGCCGCGGACAAGTCCTACGCGGAAATGTCGGACGATGACATCAAGGCGAAGATCAAGGAAAAGACCGGCGCCGCTCCTCGGGGCACGCCAACCCGCGATACCTTGGAGCGGCTTCTGTCGGAACTTGAGGCGGCGTGAGCGTCCTTTCCGCCCTCCAATCGGCGTCCATCCGCCTTGTCGGTGAGAAACCGGCGGTCTTTTTCGGATCGTCGGGACAGACCGAGATCGAGCTTTGCGACCTGTTGAACGAGGTCGCGCGCGATATAGTTGATTTCGCCGATTGGCAGGGCCTGACGAAGATCGCGACGATCAGCGGGGACGGCGAGACGGCGGACTTCGACCTGCCGGACGATTATGCGCGCCAGCTCCTGCGCTCCGACATGATGGACGTGAATAGCTGGCTGTGGGGCTATTGCCGGATCACCGACATCAATGATTTCACCTACCAGAAGGAGCGCGGTTTTACCGGCTTTCCGGGCGGGTGGATCATTTATCAGGACCAGATCCATTTCGCCCCCGCGCCGGCGGATGGATCGACCGCGACCTATCCCTATATATCTCGCAATTATGCGGTGGATTCTGGAACCCTGGGGGCAAAAGCCGCCTTTGACAGCGACACCGACACGTTCAAGCTGGAAGAGCGATTGCTGACCCTCGGGCTTGTCTGGCGCTGGCGCGAGCAGAAGAAGCTCAATTATACCGGCGATCAGGAGGCGTTTACCCTCGCCCTCTCCGATGCTGCGGCCAAGGACAAGGGGTCGCGCATTTATCGCTCGGGTCGCCGCCTGCCGATGAGGGGGACGCATCTCGCGTGGCCGTGGGAGCTGGGCTAATGTATGGCCGCACCCTGCAACGCCCCAAGCAGCGCAAATCGCAGATAAAGAAACTCCCCGCCCCTACTGCGGGATGGATCAGCAATCGCGCGCTGGCCGTCCCGAACGGCCCTGACGGGAAGGCTCCGCAAGGGGCAGCGGTTCTCGATAACTTCATTCCGCGCGCGACCAGCGTTATCCTACGCCGGGGCAAGCGCAGGCATTGCACACTCGGGAACGGGTCGGAGGACGCGACGGCGCTCTTTTCCTACAAGGACGGGCAGAACCGGAAGCTCTTTGGGGCGACCGAGACCACGATCTACGACATCACCGATGTTGAATTCGCCACCGACGCCGAGATTTCGACCGAGGACGGGGATCTTATCGAAGATGGCAACGGCAATGTATTCGGCTGGTCTTCGACGCAGTTCCTCAGCGTCATGGGAGCCTTTACCGGAGGGGACTGGTCGGTTGTCCAGTTCGCCGCGTCGGGCGCGATATTTCTGGTTGGGGTGAACGGGAAAGACACCGGCTTTATCTATGATGGGGCGGTCTTCTACCCCTATGTGGCGGGCGGCATTCAAATACTCGCCTATGACGATGAGGTTGAACCCTTTACAATCGGCGAGACCGTAACCGGGGGCACGTCCGGCGCGACGGGGATCGTCTGGCAGATCGAGGAAACGGGCTCAGGTGAAGGTATCCTGTACATCTACGGGGTGGAGAACGGCCCTTTTGTGGACGATGAGACCCTGACCGATGGCGATGACGGAGAAGCCACCGCGAACGGTGCTGAGGCTGATTATTTGCCGGGGATTGAATTCGGCACCGGTATAACCTCTGCTGATATGTCGTTCGTCTGGGTTTACAAGAATCGCCTCTATTTCGTCCAGAAAGACACGCTCGACGCCTGGTATCTTGAGGTGGATTCGGTTGGCGGGGCTGCTACCAAGTTCCCGATGTCCGGCATTTTCGGGTTGGGCGGATCGCTCCTGTTTGGTCAGCGCTGGTCGCTGTCTTCGGGTGGAGATGGGGGCCTCTCCGAGCAGAATGCCTTCGTCTCGACCGAGGGCGAGGTTGCTATCTTCCAAGGGCTCTCCCCGGAAGACACGACGACATGGGGGCAGGTAGGTCTCTATCGCGTTGGGAGGCCTCTTGGGAAAAATGCCTTCATCCGCGGCGCGGGCGACATTGCGATTGCAACATCGGTCGGGCTTGTCCCCCTGTCCAAAGCGATAGAACTGGACCTGACAGCCTTGACAGCCGCCAGCATATCCTACCCGGTGGCCGACGCATGGGGGAACGCGGTCGAGCAGCGCGGGCTGGAGGCTTGGCACGGCGAAGTATGGCCCGAGCAGAAGATCGCTGCATTTTCTCCTCCGACTGGGGGGGCTGGGCTTCCTCCTGTGCTTTTCGTGGCCAATACCGAAACCGGCGCATGGAGTCGCTTTACCGGCTGGGATGTCCGCTGCATGGAGGTTTTCGAGGGGCGCTTGCTGTTCGGGGAGCCGGGCGGCGGGGTCTTTATCGCCAACGAAACCGGGTCTGACGATGGCGTGCCCTACACTGGCGCTGTCATCCCGCTGTTCGATGACTTTGGGGCCCCGGGCGCCCGGAAAATCCCGAAGGTTGGCCGCTATGTCACGCGGGCCTCGGCAATGGTGGCCCCGCGCATATCGTGGCAGGGTGACTATAGCGAGACCCTCCCGGCAGCCCCCAACGCGACGGAGCTGATGGGCGGCAGCGTTTGGGGGCAAGGTATCTGGGGGCAATCGCAGTGGGTCGAGAGCCTCCCCCGCTTCATCAATGACGGATGGAAGTCGCTCGGGGGAACCGGCTATTACGGATCGCTGGCCTATCAGGTGACAAGCGGGTCGGCCCAGCCGCTCGACGATGAGATTATCAGCGCCGAACTGACCTATGAAGTGACGGAGTTATTGTAAAATGGGCGGGATTCTGCCAAAAAGAGCGGGCTGACGTAAGGGTGCAACCTCACATCAGCCCTGACCACCCCGAACATGGAGCGTTCGACATGGCTAATGCACGACTATGCACAATCAGGGAATGCGGCAAGAGGCTGTACTGCCGCGGACTTTGTGAATCTCATTATTGGAAGTTGCGAACATACGGCGACCCGCTGCATGTCGCGCGCCCTAAGCGGGAAGTGATAATAGAAGGCGACAGCGCAATCGTCCCGCTTACTAGGGGGTATCGCGCTATAATCGACGCCGAGGACGTTCATCTGGTGGAGGGTAATTGCTGGTCGGTAGTCATCGGGAACACCGGCATTTGCTATGCAAAGAGGACCACCAATGCGGATGGTCTCATCTTGATGCATCGGATGATCTTGAACGCGCCAGTTGGCGCCATAGTAGACCATAAAAACGGAAACGGGCTAGACAATCGCAAAGCCAACCTTCGGATAGCAACGCTAAAGCAAAATGCGCAAAATCGACGGAAAAGGCGAGGCACGGCTGGCGCCCTCAAGGGAGCGTGCTGGGATGCCGACCGGAACACTTGGGTATCGGGAATTTATATCGAGGGCCGCAAAGTCCATTTGGGCAGTTTCGAAACCGAGCAGGGCGCTCACGAAGCATACTGCCGGGCGGCCACAGATGCGTTCGGAGAGTTTGCGAGGTTCTCATGATCGTTGACGGCGAAGGCGTTGCCCGCTTCGTTTCCGAGCGGCTCGGCATCACCCTTTGCCCGCCCTATACGACGCTCGGCATAGAACGTGATGGAGAGCTTGTCGGAGGCGTCATCTTTCATTGCTTCGAGGGCTCGGCGGTCCACGTCACGGTGGCCGGGAAAGGTTGGACGCGGGGCTTCCTGCGCGCGGTGGGGCACTATGTCTATCGGCAGCTCGACTGCGCGCGGATGACTATCACGACCGGGCAACCAGAGGTCGTCTCTTATGCAAAGCGTCTCGGCGGCCAGGTTGAGGGAGTTCTGCGCGACCAATATGGGCCGGGGCAAGACGCAACAATCGTCGGAATCCTCGCCAGAGATTGGCGGTATTGACCAATAAGCGGGATTCTGGCATAAATCCCGTCATCTGGTGCGGCTGGACCTACTTCGCGCACGTTTCGAGTAGGTCCGAGAATTGGTTGTAGCCCCGCCTCACTCCACCAGCTTTCAGGGATTCGACGCTCGGGGCGTCCGGAAGGTGCCGCCAGCTTCGCCCGCGCGCAACGTCAGTGACAGCGTGCCGCGTGGCGTCAACGGCCTCCGCGATCTGCGACGTAGTCATCCCGCCCGCAAGGTGAAGTCGCCAAATCTCTCTCACCTTATCTTCCGTAAGCGACTGGTTCCATACGTCTGCGCCCTTGGGCTGCGTGTCGCGGCGGCGATAGGATGTGTTTTTCGGGGGCGGGCTGGCTCTATCTCTTTCAATGGCATCTGCCGTGTTTTCTTTGTGGCTGCCCCAGCGAAGGTGCGCCGGATTGCAGCAAGGTGGATTGTCGCAGCTATGGAGCGCGGATGCCTTTCCCTCTGGCGGCGACCCGTGAGCGATTGTGCACGCGACGCGGTGCGCCAGCATCTGAATCCGTTTCCCCGAACCATCATCGACATAGGCGGCTCCATAACCAGCACCTTGCTTGCCTCGCGTCCATTCCCAGCACTGGTGGTCTTTTCCAACTTTCACGTTGGACCAAAATCTCGCGATAGCAGCGGCAGTGAAATGTTCCATATCGAACGCATTATAAGGTCAGGAGCATATGTCAAGGAGTTCACGAATTGAGGACCCCCAAGGCCCCAGATCCCGTAGCAACTGCACAAGCGCAGGCCGGTTATAACCGGGATACTGCGCTTACCCAGCAAATGCTCAATATGGTCGATACGACCGGCCCTTGGGGCAGTGTCACCTATTCGCCGAACGGCACGCAGTCTTTTATCGGCTCTGACGGCAAGGTCGTCACCATCCCGCGCTACACGCAGACGACGAGTTTCAGCCCCGAGCAACAGCAGATTTACGACCAGTCGCAGCAAGCGGAAATCAACCTTTCGCAGCTGGCCGCCGATCAGTCGGCGATGCTGCAGGACTATCTTTCAAAGCCCTTCGAGTTCGACAACCAGGACGCCGAGCAGTGGGCTTATGACCTTGCCTCGCCGCGTATCCTTGAGCAGCAGGGGCAGAATGAAAAGGCTTTGCGGGCGCGCCTTATCAATGCTGGTTTGAGGCCGGGGAGTGCCGGGTGGGATGCGGAAATGACCCGCCTCACCAACGCCAACACCGACCAGCTTAACCAGCTTGCCCTGACGGGGCGCGGACAGGCGTTCGCGGAGGCGCTGGCGACGCGCAACCAGCCGATCAACGAGATAACCGCATTGCTCTCGGGCTCGCAGGTGTCGAACCCGGCGAGCATGTCCGGGCCGACGCCGCAGACGCAGGTCGGAGGCGTCGATTACGCGGGCATGGTCCAGCAGAACTATCAGAACCAGCTTAATTCGAGTGGGGGCCTCATGGGCGGCCTCTTCGGCTTGGCTGGGGCGCTTGGCGGCGGAGCGCTCTCAAAGTGGTCTGATCGCCGCCTCAAAACCGAGATCAGACGCGTCGGCACGCTCGATAACGGGCTCCCCGTCTATGCATTCAAATATCGCTCGGGAGGCCCCGTCCAGATCGGACTCATGGCGCAGGACGTGGAGGCAATTCATCCAGAGGCGGTTACCGAAGGGCACGGCGGCTTCAAGATGGTTAACTACGGGATCGCGGTCCAATGATCGGCGCCATGACCCCCGCATCGGTGATAGCGTCCCAACTGATGCAGCCCCAGCAGCCGCAAGCCCCGTTTCAGTGGGGCGCGGGCGGCCGCCGAATGACGCCGGAAGATATAGCCCGCGAGCGACAGATCGCCACGCGCCAGATGGACGTGGATTATTCGCCCGTCCAGCACTGGACACAGGGTCTGGCGCGGGTCGCTGAGAACCTGATCGGTGGGTATCGGTCGCACGAAGCCGACAAGGCCGCTCAGGCGAACGCCGATTACGGCCAACAGATTATCCAATCCCTCCTGAATCCCGGCGGTGTCCCTTCCGCATCGGGCGCCCCCGGTGCTCCTCCGCCGGGGGCGAACATTGCCCAGCTATCGGCCATCGTTGCCGATCCCTACATCCCGGACAGTGCGAAGGCTGTTGCGCAGATGCAGCTCGACATGGCGAATTTCGAGCACAAGCAGCAGATACAGGCGAAATACGCCGAACCGACGCCGGAAGAGCGGCTCGCCAAGGTCGCGTTCCCCAACGACCCCGCGCGTCAGTTGCAGTTCCTCCAAGGTGTCGCCGCCAATAAGGAAGACCCCTACGTCAACATCATCGGCAACCCCGACTTCGGGACCTATGCCGGACGCCAGTCGGGGTTGAATGCCATCCTTGGCGGTGGAGCGTCCGGGGCAACGACCAAGGAGGGCGATATCATCCCCGACCCTCGCAAGCAGGGAGGTCCGACGCCTAGCGCGTCGGGCAACTTTTGACGTGACGACGCTCAACGCCTTGACCGCGCAAGCCGAAAGCGGTGGCCGGGACTTTGCGAACGGTCGGCCGATCACCTCGCCCGCTGGCGCGCGCTTCGCGATGCAGGTCATGCCCTCGACGGCTCGCGATCCCGGCTTCGGCCTCCGCCCCGCCGATCCGAGCAATGCGGCGGACATGAACCGGCTGGGCCGCGAGTACCGGGCAACGATGCAGAAGCGCTACGGCGGAGATCTGGCGAAAATGTGGGCCGCCTACAACGCTGGTCCTGGCCGCGTTGATGAAGCCGTCAAGCGCTACGGCGAACGCTGGTTTGACGCCATGCCCGCCGAGACGAAACGATATGTGAGCGGCCTTATGTCGCGCCTCGGAGGTCGCTGATGGCCGAGTTTGAAATGAACGGGCGCCGCTACCGCGAGTTGCCGGACGGTCGAGTGCAGGACATCGGCCCTGCTGGCGGTCAGGGAACGTATATCCCGCCCAGCGCGCGGACTCAGCGAAAAAAGGACGCGGAAGCGGACAAGGCTGTTGTCGATGCTCAGACCGGTGCGGCCACCCTTCCCTACGCCGCCCCCACGGCCGCAGCGAACCTGACCGGCACGAACCTTGAAAACGCGGTAACAACCGAAAAGCTCGCGGATGCGATCACAGCCGCCGAGCGCGGGCGCGTTGGCGATGAGACACGCAACAAGGCACTGGACGCTTACAATGCGGCCCCCGTCCTTGAAAGGGTAGCAGACGAGATCGAGAGGGAATATCGCCGCACGGTAGGGCGCACCAGCGGCATCGCCGGGGTGAAAGACTTCCTGCCGACTGGCGAGAACCGCGCATTCGGCCTTATCGGCGGTCGCATGCGCGGCCAACTCAAGCAGGCGCTCGGGTTCACTGGCGGCGAAGGCAACACTGCCGGCGAATTGGTCATCAACTACGGGCCTTATATCCCAGATAGTTGGGACACGAACGAAGAGGTCGAGCGCAAAATTCAGAGCGTTCGCGACCTCGCACGTGAGGCTCGAACCAAGGCTATTTCGTATCTCGGGGGAGTGCCCGATGCTGGCGGTCGTGTCACGCCGCTGCCAAAAGGCCTGTCTCCAGAACAGGTTGATCGGCTCTACAGGGGGGAAACGGTTGAGCAAGTCACCGCGCCCCGGAAAGATTCAGCGCCCCCGCCCCGCGATGACACCGAAGTGCGCGGAGACGGGCGGATAATCAACGACCCCGCACTTGCCGGCGCAAATGCCAATGTAAACCGAATGATCCGTGAGGGGCGTTCGGAAGCGGAAATTAGAAGCTATCTGAATGGCGTTCGTCCTGGCCTCGGAGACAGCGCCACGGGCATCTCGGAGAACATCAAATATCTCCGCGAACATCCAGACTTTAGCCCCAGTGTCGATCTGGAGAAGGTATGGGAGCCGGCCACTGGCCTCGATAAAGCGATTGGCTGGCTGGCCGATAGCCCAATTGGTGCGGGCGTGATCAATTACGCGAACGCGGCCACATTCGGGAACCTCGACAATCTGGCTGGCGGAGACACTGATCTTATTTTGCAGGGCCTTCAGGAGCAACGTCCTCTATCGTCGTTCCTTGGCGATGTGGCAGGCACAGCCAATTCCATAGGCGGCGTTACCAGTCTAGGCGGCAGGCTCGGGCTCAGCGCCTTGACGCGCGGCGGGGGCGTGGGGGCTGACATCCTCTATGGCGCAGGCCGAGGATATAGTGAGGGAGATGGCTGGGAGGACGCAGTTCTAGGCGGGACTTCCGCGCTGGTTGGCAATCTTGGTGGCCGATACCTCCTTGCGCCCGTTGTCCGAGAAGCCGCCAACACGCGCGCTGGCCGCACGGTGGCAGACCTTTTGGCTAACGCTGGGACCGGCGCACGGAATGCATGGCTGGGCGTCCGCGGGGAATCTCCCGTTCCTTATACCGGTTCGTCGACGCCACGGTTGACGGTCGGCGAGAGGGTCGTCGCGAGCAACCTTCCCGAAGACGTTGACTCTGTGGCCGCCATGCTCGCTCAGGGGCGTTCGCTGGACATGCCTGTCACCTTGGCGGATGTTTCGCCCCAACTGAGAACAATAGGCGGAGCTGCGTATCGCCGCGCCGATATGGGCACTCAGGAAGAGATAGGCCGACTGCTTACCGACCGGGCACGCGGTCAGGCTGGGCGAGCACAGAACCAGATCGAGGCGTCATTCGGCCCGCTCGACGATCCGATCCAAGCCAGTCAGGCGCTCATGGCGCAGGCAAGAGCGCAGTCCGATCCACTTTACATGGCATTCCGCGAACAGCCCGCCCGCACGTCGCCGGAAATTCAAGCGATGCTGCAGACCCCGGCAGGCCGCGAAGCGTTGCGGCGAGCGCAGACGATTGCGGCTAACGATCAGGTCGACCCCAACACCCTTGGTTTCGACCTGAACGACCTTGGGGAAGTGGTGCTAACCAGCTCGCCCTCCCCCCAAACGCTCGACTACGTCAAGCGCGGATTTGACGATGTGCTGGACGGGTATCGGGATACCACTACGGGCCGCTTGGCGCTCGACACGGAAGGTTCGGCCATAGAGGGCCTGCGCAGGCGTTACGTCGCGGAACTCGACCGCCTATACCCTGATACCTATCCACAAGCCCGAGCGGCGTTTGCCGGCCCGGCATCGGAAAACGCCGCTCTGCTCTCAGGTCAGCAGATGGTTGGCAAGCATCCCCGGCAGGTCCGGCAGCGGCTTGAAGGGATGTCGGATCCTCAGTTGGATCAATTCCGACTTGGCCAGCGAACCGCAATGGGTGACGCGGTTCAGTCTGCGCGCACATCGTCCGACCCCTACCAGCGCATCTGGGGCGATCCACTCGATTATGAGCGGGCATCGCTGGTTTTCGGCCAAGACGCGGCGGATCGTTTCCAGCAGGCCTATGATGTCGAGCAGGCGATGAGCGCAACCCGGAACGCATTCCTCGGGGGTTCGCCGACGCAGCCGCGTCAAGCTCTGGATGAGCAGCTTTCCGACCAGATCGGCGGCGAAATGACGAACGCCATCCTTGAAACGGGCCTCACGGGGTCTCCGACATCTGCCGGCCTTAGCGTGATGCAGCGCTTTCTGCGAAACCGGAACGGCTTGGGATTCCGCGGGGCTCGTGAGGAAGCGTCAAGCGAGATTGCCCGGCTCCTGGCCACAGAGCGCCCGGTCGATGAGGCCGCTCAGCTACTCGCGGATGCGACCGCTTACCGGCGTTACGTCGATGATCTGAGAACCCGCTTCGGGAACGTGGGCGCTGCCTTGGCCATCACGGGGGCGGTTAATGCGCAATAACCCCCAGATCCGTTTCAGCAACCAGACGGTGGCGGCGTTGATCGGGCGCTTGAACATAGCGCCTGCGGCAATGGCCGCCATTTCAAATGCTCCAAATGCCATCCCCGCCCATTACACGAAAAAGGAGGCATAGCCAATGCCACGCGCATCGGACGGTGCATACAGCCTTCCCAGCGGCTCTCTGGTCAGCGTCGGCGAGGATATTGTGCCGTCGCAGCACAACCCGCCGCTCACTGATATCGCACAGGCGCTTTCGGATAGCCTTTCGCGCGACGGGCGGGGCGGAATGCGCTCGAATCTCGACATGGGCGGCTTCAAGGCACGCAACCTTGCGCCGGGAACGCAGCCGACAGACGCCGCCACGGTCGGACAAATCACCGGACTGAGCGGCGTTCCAGTGGGCTCAATGATGGACTGGGCCGCTGCCTCACCTCCAACCGGATGGCTTATCTGCGCGGGCCAATCGTTGAGCCGCGCGGCTTATCCCGACCTTTTCGCGGTCCTTGGCACGACTTTCGGCGCGTCGTCGGCTTCGGTATTCAACCTGCCCGATCTTCGCGGGCGCGTGGTCGCCGGTCTGGACGTGGATTCAGGCGGTTATGCCGACCGCCTGACCAGCCCCAACAGCAGAACGCTCGGGGCTGCCGGTGGCTCGCAGACGGTTACGCTCACCGAAGCGCAGATGCCCGTTCATACGCACGAGGTTTCCGGCTCGACCAATTCGGCGGGGGCGCACAGCCACAGCCTAAACCTTGGCGGCGGGACAAACCTTGTGGGGAACGGCCTTAATACCGTGCCGAGTTCGGCGACCAGCGCAACCGGAAGTTCGGGCGCCCACTCGCACACGATTGAGGTTTCTGCCGAAAATGCAGGTGGCGGCGAGGCTCACGCGAACGTCCAGCCCACCATCATCCTTAACAAAATTATCAAGAGTTCAAGCTCATGAAGCCGCTATTCAACATGCTTCCATGTCTTGCGCTGAGCCACAGCAGAAATCGTGTTGATGGACACGCCATAATCCTTGGCAATCTCGGACAAGGATTCCCCACGTCCTCGACGCCCGCGTATTTCCCGAACCGCTTGTTCATTGAGGCGGGACAGATAGTGCCCCTCGCCAATCCGATTGGGGCAATCTCGTATCGTCAAAAGCTGGTTATCGGATCTCGTTACCCACTGCAAATTATCCAACCGGTTGTTTTCTTTGTTTGCGTCTTTGTGGTGCACCTCCGGAAGATTGTTGGGATTCTCAAGGAACGCCATCGCGACGAGGCGATGAACGAGGGGCAGCCACGTCTTTCCCTCAGCGCGAAAAAAGAACTGCTTGTACCCCCCCTTGCCGCCGAACGGGACGAAAAAATCAGTGCGCGCTTTGCCGTCCACTCGTCTGGCGCGGCCCCAAGTGCTCACTTCGAAAACATGGGCAAGGTCAGCCCGATGAACCGGCTTCCAAATTTCTTCCACAACAACGCTTTATCAAAAAGTGGTAAAGTCGTCAATGAAGCGAGCAGCAGCTAATGGCCAATGTTCTCCCCCGCGACCTGACCAGCGTTCCTGACGGCGAGGTCAATCCGAACTCGGCGGTTATTGTCGATGATGGCTCGGGTGTCTTTAAAAGCACCCCTGCCCAGCTTGTCGCGTCTGGTTTCCCGATTGCGTCTCAGTCGGAGGCCGAAGCCGGGGCAGTGAACAATAAAGCCATGACGCCGCAGCGGGTGGCACAGGCGATTGATGCGCTGGGCGTGTCGCAAGCGGTGCTTGCATCCTCAACCGGCGCTGAAATGGTGGGATTCAGGCAGGATGACCCAGACGCTGTTGATGGAACTGTGGAAGCCGAACTTCGCAACCGCATTACTGTAACGCAGTTCGGCGCCGATCCTACCGGAGCGGCGGATTCTACTTCTGCGTTTGCTGATGCGCGCTCGAAGGGTAATCGGCGATATGTAATCCCGCCCGGAACGTACATTGTTAATGATGACGATGTCTGGATGGATTCGTTTTCGACGCCTTATGGCGAAGTCATTCTTAAAGTGAACGGCACCGACTATAACGTTTCTCACTCGCTCGGCGGGAAATTCAGGACAGATATCGTCTCGAACGACCGTTACCTCTGGTTCCGCAATGCCAAGACCGGGACAACTCTCCTGCGCCTTTCAGATGCGGAGAACAGTGGCGACGTGAACATAGTCGCGATGCCTTTTGAGTTTCGGCGAGATAGTCACAGCATCATTTCTTGCTGCGGCACACCGACTGGAAACACCGATATCACGTTTGCGCGCTCAATCGACGATCCAGACCCCAGAGGTAACCGCACCCTACTCGGTTATAGCGGGCTCACCGACGAGTTCTATTGGGCCTATGCCTCAACGGCGTCCGGCGCTCCGAATTTTCTCTATGCGATAATTGTCAAGAATGGGACGAGTCCGACCCTAAAATTCCCGTATCTCGCAGCGGAAATGCAGGCAGGCTATATCCTGCAAACTCGTACCGGCGGTGCCCTTAGGACGAAAATGACGACCGGAAACACTGAACATGTGTATTCCGATCTAACGACCTCGAACACGCTCAGCAAGACGAGCCGCACACGAATGCAGTTCGCAGGGGTGTCGTTCAACACGCTTTACGATACCCCCTTTGCCCGGAAGGGGGCACAGCGCTTCGGCGGTGTCTTTTCAGATTTGGCGGGCTCTGATCCCGACGTTTTGGGCACGCTCCCCGCTACAAAGAAGCTTTGGAATAGCACGACAGGGCGAGTGAGTGTTTGCGGAAGGATGACAGTAACTGCCGCGTCGAATACCGGATCGCGCGGATTGCGGGAAGCGCGGTTTACTTGGGATGGGTCAACCCTCACGGTTACAGACATCGAGAATACCCTAGACCCGGCTTTCACGGCTGACATTGCTCTGAACGGGAGCGATCTTGAATTCCAAGCGGCTTACGCTGGAGGGGTTGGAACCGGCTACGCGTTAAGCGTTGATATCGAATGGAATGGGGCTGGCCGGTGACCGCCCAATCGGAACTCCACTCCAAAGGAGGCCGGTGATGCCTGACGCGCCTATTCTCGACGGCAACGCCGCGCAGGTGCGGCTCATCATCGAGCAGACCATCGCGTCTCTCGAGGCGTCGCGTGGGAAGCAAAAGGCATCATGGGCATCGTGGCTCGGAATCGGACTGGGACTCGGAGGCCTCGTCTTTTCGGCGGGAATGCTGCGCAGCGACGTAGCAACGGCCAACACTCGCCTCGACAAGCTCGAGCAGCGCGCCGACGCCGCGGATCGCACGGCAACGAGCGTGAACGACCGGCTGGCCCGCATTGAAACCAAGCTCGACCTTGCATTGGAGAAACGGCGATGAACCTTCGGGACCTGCAGATGTGGCTCAACGTCCGCGGCGCCAACCTCGTCGTCGATGGTCTTCGAGGCCCGTCGACCCGCAAGGCGATCCTCGACACCTTCATTAACCGGAGTGCGCCCGCCGTCACGCCCGCCGAGATTGCCCAGATCGCCGCCCGTCTCGGTGGCAGTCCCCGCCAGCTTGCCGCAGTGGCGAAGGTCGAAAGCGCCGGCGGCGGCTGGGACAATCAAGGCCGCCTGAAATGCCTCTATGAGCGGCACTATTTCTGGCGCCGAATGCAGGTCATTATCCCGCTCCTGTCGAACCCGACGCCGGGCGGCTACACGATCGACGCGGACGGCGACGGCATCAATGACAGCTGGGAAAAGGTTGCCGATGCAGCAATGCGCTCGCCTCTCGCCGCATTCGAGAGCGCGAGCTGGGGCAAGTTCCAGATCATGGGCGCGCACGCCAAATCGCTGGGCTACGGCAACGCTGTCGAATTTGTCTGGGCGCTGTCGCGATCCGAGAAGGCGCATTATGAGGCACTGGCCCGCTTCATAGAGACGAACGGGCTGACCAAGGCTTTCCGCGCACTGTCGACGAACCCGGACGACTGCCGGGCATTCGCGAAGGGTTACAACGGCACGGCCTACGAAAAGGGCGGCTATCACCGCAAACTGGCGGAGGCGATGCGATGACCTGGCTCAACCGCAACATCCAGCGCTTTCTGATCGCGCTGCTTGTCCTCGCATTGTTCGGCGGGGCTGTGATCGTGATGACCTTTGTCGCGATCCCTACCGACAACCGCGACAGCATCATCCAGCTTATCGGCGGGGTCAACACGCTCGCCGGACTCGTGGTTGGGTACTATTTCGGGAAGGCTTCGGCGGAAGGAGGCGAAGGATGATCGGCCTCCTGCTCCCCCTTGCCACCCGTATCGTGGGCGAACGCTTCGCCAAGCTCGCGTCGTGGGCGTTCGTGCTGCTGATCGTCGCGGCGGTCATCGGCGGGGCAATCTGGTGGTTCACCGACACAGTAGACGACGCCCATGACGCGGGCGTGAAGGCCGGTGTCACTGCCGAGCGGATCGAAACCCAAGGAAAGGTGATCGAGAATGTCAAAGCTGCGAATGACGCGCGCGATGCCGTCAACGATCCTCGCTCTTGCGCTATGTATGTTGAGTGCGTGCGGTCAGCCCGAACCCCCACGAACTGCGTCCGATACCTGCCTGACCATGAAGGTTGTGCGGTTCAATCCGGCGCCAGCGGCGGGCGTTGACGACCCCGGCAACCAGTTCGACACGGATGAGACGGTGAAGGATTTGGCCGAACAGAACGCCGCGCTACGACGGCTGTGCGAAGCAACGAAATAGGGGCGAGCCGAAGCCCGCCCCTTCCCCTTTTTACCGTGTCTCAGGCCGCGAGCGACCAATGGTCGTCAGTCTCGCGCAGCACAATGGGCGATCTCTCGACGCAATCGAGTTCCGCCAGTCGATCAACCATTGCGCGCAAGGTTCCGTCTCCGAGCGCATAGTCTTTGTATAGCGCGCGCAGGAGCCGATCCACCGGCCCCGTAATGGACTTGTCGCGCGCCTTCTCCCAGCGTCGGACATTCTGCTCATCCGAGCCGAGAATTTCCGCCAGACGCTTTTGGGTGAGTTCCATTTCCAGACGCAGGAACCGAAGTTCCGCGCCGTTGATCGGGCAAGCCATATCCACGATGAATGCTGCGATTGCCTTATGCAGTCCCTCCGTGTCCTGAATGGACACGCCCTCTCCATAAGGGGTCTTATGGATGGTGTATCCATTTTCCAAAACGATATTGTCGAGACCACTTTCCTTGTAGTGGTATGACATCTCCTTGCTCCTAGCTTCAAAAAGCGGTGATAATGATCAGCCGGTTCGGCCAGTCGATTGCCACCACACAGGTTACTTCTTCACCAGCGGCGCGCCGCTGGATCGTCACTTGCCAATTCCCATGTTGATTGAGAAATGGCCCTTCGATAATCACTCCCTTCTGGACGCAAAGCTCCATCTGGCGGCGCGTGATTCCACGCTGCCGGCCCCGCTTCTGCCCATGTGCCACGACAACTATTCTGTCGCTGTCGGCAGCAAGCTCCTTCAGCATTCTGCTGGCCGAGGGAACGGACATCTTAAACGGCGTCGGCTCTGTCATCTGCCTATCATTATGATAGGTTATATGGGGTGTCAACTGAACAGAGGGTTAAAGGTTCCACGCCCAAAAACGTCCGCCGCCTTCAACGCGTCGTGGCGCGCGGTATGCGAGCCTGCTAGATAGAGCCGTCCACTGGAAGAGGCGGCGAGTTAGGACAGGGGGTTCCCGGTCGGCTCGCCGCCATATCGCGTAGCGGTGCATCACTCCCCGTTCAGGATCGCAAGGACTGCGCGCCCCTTGTCGGTTAAACGCGACGCCGCGACAAGGCCGAGGTCGAACAGACGGTAGCGCGTTCGCCGGTCCCAGCGCATCCCTGCGAATAGTCCCCAGCCGTTGCCCGCGCCGACATGAGTGATCGCCCGCCTCTGCGCATCTGTGAGGCGCCCTGCGATTGTCTCAGCATCATGCATCGGTCCCTCCTATGTTGGCGTTCACGTCTTTGTGAGCGAGGGCTTTGCGCGCAGCCTTTGGGATAGCCGCCCTGATAGCTTCATCGTCAAAGCGGCAATCGCTTACATTGAAGCCACATTCTCTCGCGAGCCATTCGCCATCGCTCATGCAGAGATGGTCCCACTTCCCATCCCTGACATGCCCTGTGTTGTAGGCGTTCCAGAGGTTTTCCTCACGCTCGGCGACCAGCGCCTCCCTCAGCCGCTCCACCTCGACTTGGGGAGCGGAGAGGGCGGCAAGCAACTGGCGCTCCCGTTCGCAGACCTTACCGAAAGCGGATTGCAACTCGGGCACGGCGTCTACAATCTCGTCCATCATGTCGGCCGCGCGTTCGATGACGGAAAAGCCGCCATCGGTTCGCATCAGGTCGTCGCGTTCGGTCTTTAGGCGATTGAGCTTGCAGACCAGCCCGAACAGGTCAGCCATTTCGACCGACATTTTCGACGGATCGACCTCCCCCGCCCCATTGCTGCGGCCCTCGCCTGACGAAAGCGGCGGGAGGCCCGGACCAATCTCGGGATGCTTGTCGTCGCCTGACGGGACGGTGCGGGTGCTTTCGATGCGGTGGGCGGCGAATTGTGCCGCTAGTCCGCGGCGCTGTGACTGGTCAAGAATAACTCCGCCCATTCGGCCGAGCATCGTCGCCCAATCGTCTGCGCGCTTCTCATCCGCCTGCGTCACGGTCACGTCAGTTGCCTTGTCGGTCATTGCTGCTCTCCTTTCAGGTGTTCGCCGCGCTCGATAGCTTCGGCCAGTTCGTAGAGCGTGCCGCCTCGTAACAGGTGTAGGCTTTCCGACGTGGATGAAGCGCAGCTTTTGGACGCATGGAGATCGGCGCTTCCCTTATCCCGAAGCCATGAGACAATCGCTCGCACAGTTTCCGCCTCCCCGCGCGGGGTAGATAGGTTTGGGGTGGTCATGACGCCTCTCCCGCTTCATGGAGCGCGTCCATAAACCCCTTTGCCCAGCGATCGTGGGCCATTGTTCCGGCGCGATATGGGTTGCCCGCCTTCCCGTCGCGGTAGGCCCTCCGCCCTTCGCGCTCGAAGCGTTCGGCGGTTTCGTCGTGGAGGCTCATTAGAATGGGGCTCCGTTCTCGATGTAATCCAGAAAATCGGCGCATTCGTCGGTTTCCGACCATCCGCACTCAAAGCATTGAGCGGGGCCGTATTGAGTGCCAACACCTATATCGACGGCAGATCGTTCGGTTTGCGCCCCGCAGACAGGGCACAGGTCGGTGTCGCCCAT